ATGACGGTGGCGAGCGCGTACCCGAACTACCGGCAGCCGAAGATGCGCTGGTTGCCCGCTGTGCCGGAACACTGGAACGAGCAACGCGCCAAGACCTTTTTCCGCGAGGTGGATGAGCGTTCGAAGACCGGACAGGAAGAACTGCTGTCGGTGTCTCACCTCACCGGCGTTACTCCGCGCAGCCAGAAGAATGTCACGATGTTCAAGGCAGCGAGCTACGTTGGCTCCAAGCTGTGCCGCCCCGGCGACATCGTCATCAACACGCTGTGGGCGTGGATGGGGGCGCTTGGTGCGAGCAGACACGTGGGCATCGTCAGTCCCGCCTATGGCGTGTACCGCCCGCACCACGCCGACAGCTTCAACCCGGCGTATCTCGATTACCTGCTGCGCACTCGAGCCTACGTGGCCGAATACATCGGACGTTCGACCGGCATCCGATCCTCGCGCCTGCGCCTGTACCCGAACCAGTTCCTCGATATCCCGCTGCTTCAGCCCCCACGCCCCGAGCAAGACCAGATCGTGGCCTACCTGCGCGCGCAGGATGCGCACATCGCCCGCTTCATCAAGGCCAAGCGCGAACTCATCAAGCTGCTGACCGAACAGAAACTGCGCATCATCGACCACGCCGTCACGCGCGGCCTCGATCCCTACGTCCGCCTCAAGCCGTCCGGTATTGAATGGCTGGGCGATGTGCCGGAGCATTGGGAAGTTCGAAAACTCAAGTTCGCCACGAAACGAATCGTTGGAGGCTCCACGCCGAAAAGCGACGAGCCTTCCTATTGGGATGGCGGTATCGTCTGGGTGACGCCACGCGACATCAGCAAAACCGATTCCTTGCACACGTCGCTGCGTACCATCACGGCAGCTGGCTTGCATTCCTGCGCGGCTGCATTTGTGCCCCCCGGAAGCATCGTCATTACCTCACGCGCACCGGTTGGTAACGTTGCTATCGCGCGAGTTGAGCTTTGCACGAATCAGGGTTGCAAGGCCGTGGTGCCTGCGTCGGATATCGCCATCAGCGACTTTTTGTACCTGCTGTTGCTTCGCATGAAGGAACGGCTTCAGGTTCTTGCAAACGGTACGACATTCGCGGAGATCGGCACGTGGGCGCTTGCCAATGAGTTCATTCCAGTTCCGCCTGTCTCTGAACAGCAAGCCATCTGCCGCTGGATCAGCGATGAATGCCAGCCGCTGGACGATGCCATCGCCCGCACCGAAGACGAAATCAAACTGATCCGCGAATACCGCGACCGGCAGATTGCCGATGTGGTCACCGGCCAGGTGGACGTGCGTGGCTGGCAACCCGGCCCGGACGACGTGGTAGACGACGCGGCGCTGGCCGCGCTGAGCGACGACCAAGAGGATGTGACCGAAGAGGAGGATGGCGATGGCGAAGACTGACACCAGCGAGCGTTGGTTCGAGGCGCGCGTGGTGCGCGGCCTGACCGGCGTGCCGCAGCCCGAGTACAGCCATGCGCTGGCTCCCACGGACTTCGCCGCCACCCACAACGGCTACGTGCAGGGCAAGCCCACCGACTACAACCGCGATGTGGCGCTGGATGTGGCGCAGTTGCTGGCCTTCTTGCAGACCACCCAGCCCAAGGCAGTGGAGACACTGGAGCTGGGGGTGGACGGCATCAAACGCACCCAGTTCCTGCACCGCCTGCAAGGGGAGATCACCAAGCGCGGCGTGGTGGATGTACTGCGCAAGGGCGTAAGCCACGGGCCAGTACACGTCGATCTCTACAAGCTGCTGCCCACGCCGGGCAATGCCGCCGCGGCGGATGCCTTCGGCAAGAACATCTTCAGCGTCACCCGGCAGGTGCGCTACAGCAACGATTCCGGCAACGAACTGGACTTAGTCGTCTTCATCAATGGCCTGCCGGTGCTGACCTTCGAGTTAAAAAACTCGCTGACCAAGCAGACCCTGGCCGACGCCATCGTCCAGTACCAGACCACGCGCGACCCGAAGGAGCTGCTGTTCCAGATGGGCCGCTGTATCGCCCATTTCGCTGTGGACGACAACGAGGCCGCGTTCTGCACCGAACTCACGGGCAAGGCCTCGTGGTTCCTGCCGTTCAACCAGGGCTGGAACAGCGGTGCGGGCAATCCGCCCAACCCGAATGGCCTGAAAACGGACTACCTGTGGAAGCAGGTGCTGACCCGCGAGTCGCTGGCCAACATCATCGAGAGTTACGCGCAGGTGGTGGAGGAGGAAGAAGCAGACGCCATCGGCAAGAAGCGAAAGAAGCGCAAGCAGATCTTCCCGCGCTTCCATCAGTTGCGCACGGTGCGTGCGCTGCTGCGCCGCGCTCATACCGATGGGGTGGGCAGGCGCTATCTGATCCAGCATTCGGCAGGCAGTGGCAAGAGCAACACGATTGCCTGGCTGGCGCACCAGTTGGTGGAGCTGCGCCGCAAGGATGACCCTTCGAGGCCGCAGTTCGATTCCATCATCGTCATCACTGACCGGCGCGCACTGGACACACAGATTGCCCGCACCATCAAGGGGTACGACCACGTGGCGGCGATCTTCGGCCATTCTGACAACGCGCAGGAACTGCGTGAGTACCTGCGCCGGGGCAAGAAGATCATCGTCACCACGGTGCAGAAATTCCCGTTCATCCTCGATGAGCTGGAAGACCTTTCCAGCAAGCGCTTCGCGCTGTTGATCGACGAAGCGCATTCCAGCCAAGGCGGCAAGACCACGGCGCGAATGCACGAAGCCCTCGGCGGCCAAGCCGCCGCTCAAGATTCCAGCGGCAAGGTGGCCGAGGAGGCGTTCGAGGAGGACAGCACGCAGGATGCGGTCAATGCCGAAATCGAGAAGCGCATCGCCTCGCGCAAGCTGCTGGCCAACGCCAGCTACTTCGCATTCACAGCCACGCCCAAGAACAAGACGCTGGAGTTGTTCGGCGAGAGGGTCGTGGTCGGCGACAAGGTGCAGTTCCGCTCGCCCGAAGAACTGACCTACACCACCAAGCAGGCCATCCAGGAGAAGTTCATCCTCGACGTGGTGGAAAACTACACCCCCTACGACAGCTTCTACCAAGTAGCCAAGACGGTGGCGGACGACCCGGAATTCGACAAGGCCAAGGCGCTGAAGAAGATCCGCCACTACGTCGAATCGCACGACAAGGCCATCCGCCGCAAGGCCGAGATCATGGTCGATCACTTCATCGCGCAGGTGGCGGGCAAGCAGAAGATCGGTGGCAAGGCGCGGGCGATGATCGTCTGCAACGGCATCGCCCGGGCAATCGACTACTGGCGCGAGGTGTCGGACTACCTCACGCAGATCAAGAGCCCATACAAGGCCATCGTGGCGTACTCGGGCGAGTTCGAGATTGGCGGCCAGAAGAAGACCGAGGCCGATCTGAACGGGTTTCCGAGCAAGGACATTCCGGCCAATCTCAAGCAAGACCCATATCGCTTCCTGATCGTTGCCAACAAGTTCGTCACCGGCTTCGATGAGCCCTTGCTGCACACGATGTACGTGGACAAGCCGCTGGCGGGTGTGCTGGCAGTGCAGACCCTGTCACGTTTGAACCGGGCCCATCCGCAGAAGCACGACACCTTCGTACTCGACTTTGCCGACAACGCCGAAGCGGTGAAGGCGGCGTTCCAGGACTACTACCGTGCGACCATCCAGACCGGCGAAACCGACGCCAACAAGTTGCACGACCTGAAGGCCGAACTCGACGAGCAGCAGGTGTACAGCTGGCAGCAGGTGGAGGAATTGGTGGCGCTCTACCTTGGCGGGGCTGATCGGGACAAGCTCGACCCCATCCTCGATGCGTGCGTGGTCGAATACACGGACAAGCTCGGCGAGGACGATCAGGTCAAGTTCAAGGGCAAAGCCAAGGCTTTTGTTCGCAGTTACGGCTTTCTTGCCGCGATCCTGAGCTATGGCCACCCGACGTGGGAGAAGCTCTCGATTTTCCTGAATTTCCTCATCCCCAAGCTGCCCGCGCCCAAGGAGGAAGACCTCTCCAAGGGTGTCCTGGAGACCATCGACATGGACAGCTACCGGGTGGAGGCTAAAGCGGCGCTGAAGATGGCGATGGACGACGCCGATGCCACCGTCGAGCCGGTGCCGCCCGGTGGTGGAGGCGGCAAGGGGGAGCCCGACGTCGACAGGTTGTCGAACATCGTGCGCGAGTTTAACGACCTGTTCGGCAACATCGAGTGGAAGGACGAAGACAAGATCCGCAAGGTCATCGCCGAAGAAATCCCGGCGCGGGTGGCGCAGGACAAGGCCTACCAGAACGCGCAGGCGAACTCCGACAAGCAAAACGCCCGGCTTGAGCACGACAAGGCGCTCAACCGGGTGGTGCTGGAGCTGCTGTCCGACCATACGGAGCTGTTCAAGCAGTTCAGCGACAACCCCAACTTCAAGCGCTGGCTGACGGACACGGTGTTCGATGCGACCTATCAGCCGGGCGCGGTTCCGCCGAAGGCACCGCCGCAGACAGGGGCGTCGGCGTGATGACCGCGACGAGAGAGGAATGGGTATGGAATTGAATCTGGCGAAAACCGTCGTCGGGTACCTCAAGGCGCACCCGGATGAAAAATTCACCGCGCGGCAGATCGCCGACTGGGTGTTTGCCAGCTATCCCGAGCAGTGTCAGGCCAAGAAGCAGAGCAGCCAACGGATCGAAACGGATGCCGAATTGGTGCAGCAGATCGTGCGCGAGATCAGTTCCCAGTTGCCGCGCCTGCAAAGGAAGCATCTGGAACTGAAGACGACCGAGGGGCGGCCGCGCAAGCACTACTACTCGGAGCGGACGGACAGCGCCGAGGTGGCAGCGGTCGAGAGCGAGGGGGCTGCGTCAACGACGGATGCGAGCACCTTGAAGATTGATGAGCACGCGCTGTACCCGATGTTGTCGCAGTACCTGTGGGAGGAGTTCGGGGTGTTCTCCAAGCGCATCGACGAAAAGCGCTCATTGAACAAGCGCGGGCCCAACGGCAACCGCTGGCTGTACCCGGACGTGGTCGGCATGGAGGATTTGGGCGCAGACTGGCACCAGGAGGTGCGCGACTGCGTCAACCAGTATTCCGACAAGCGCACCAAGTTGTGGTCTTTCGAGGTCAAGCTGCTGATCAATCGCTCGAACGTGCGCGAGTGCTTTTTTCAGGCCGTATCGAACTCGTCCTGGGCCAACTTCGGTTATCTGGTCGCTGCGGAAATCGGCGGCACCGACACACTGAAGGAACTGCGGATGCTCTTCGCGGCCCACGGCATTGGCTTCATCAAGCTGGACGTCGACAACCCTGCCGACAGTCAGGTGCTGATTCCGGCGCGTGAGCGCGACGAGATCGATTGGGACATGGCCAATCGGCTGGCCACGGAGAACCGGGACTTTTTGGAGTACGTGAAGCTGGTGAAACAGTTCTACCAGACCGGCGAGGCGCGCCCGGCGGACTGGGATGTTCCCGAGACGGGGGACTGACGGGTTATTCCAGATGGCCGATCACGTCGAGGCGTTCATCGCCACGCTGAAACGCCCCGAACCAGCCGTCGCGCGAGTCGGCGCGCGTGCGGCTCACCAGCAACGTGAACCTCTCGCAGCCGCGCCCCTTGGCGGTGGCGAAGTCGGTGGTGTCGAATTTGGCCTCGCGCACCAGCGTCGTGGCCACCGACTTCATGGCCGACTCGAACAGGTCAAGCAGGTTGTCTTGCAGGCTGGCGTCAATGTTGCGCGAGGTTACGTCATCAATGACTGCGCGCTTGAATCGGTTACTCATGACTATTACTCCTTGGTGGCGTGGATGACATGAACGCGCTGTTCAGACGGAAAGCCAAGCTCTTCCACGTGCTTCTGCAATCAGGCGTTGCGAAGCAGCCAAGCGGCCTCTGCCTCGCGCCGAGTGACGAGTCCCGGCAGCACTTTTCCGCCGCCATAAACCCATCGGTTCAGCTCTTGCCGGGCAGCAACCCAGTCCCTCTGATTGACCCGCCGCCGAAGCGTCGACGCCTGCAGCCGCCCCGCCCCGAGGTTGAAGGTGAAATCGACGATGGCAGCGAGTCGCCCCTCTGGTTCAGCTGCCAGCACCGGGCAGTAGCGCAGCGTGGCTCACTTGGTCGGTTCTCCCAAAGCATTTGCCTGCTCCCGATACCACCTCTGAAACTCCACCACCATCAGCGTCGTCTGCGCGGCATCCTCGGCTAGTTTTTCGCAGGTGGCAGCGCTGGCTTGCTGTCCGGCAGCAGGTACAGGGTCGGCGGGGGCTGCGTCAGTTCCGGTGGCAACGACGGAAACTTCGGGCACTGCGCCGGAATGACTTGTGGCGTGGTGGCGCACGCGCCGAGGAACGCGGGCAAGCAGATCGCGGCGATCCGCCACAATTTTGGCTTTCTCGGTTTCAAATTCATTCGATATCTCCTGGTTAATGGTGGTCTGATGGGTGGTCACAACCGCGACCTGCTCCGCTTGTTTTGCCATGGCCTGTGCTTGCATGGCCTTCTCGGCATTCCATTGCGCCGTGACGTGCTGTTCGCCATACCGGTAGCCGCCCAGGAACACCGCCAACGTGAGTGCGACAGCGCCGATCAGCCGCCACGGCAGCCATTTCAGAATTTCGATGACCGGAAACATCACGCACCTCCTCCCGGCTCGGTCTTGGCCTTGAATCCAAGAGCAGCGCCACCGGCGGCGAGCGTCGCGCCCAGCCCAATGCCGAATGCCTGCATGTCAAAGGGGTGTCCTTGGCCGACCACCGAATAGATGGCAAGTCCCAGGAACACGACCACCCCTTGCGCCCAGAGCACGCGCCCGATGTCGAAACTCTCGCCATCGGCGGTGGTGAAGCAGTCTTTGAGCAACTTCATCATGCTGTTTGCTCCTCGTTGAACTCGGCCTCTTCGGCCAGACGCCGGTGCAGGAGTCCTGCTATTACCCGCCCCGCATCCCGGTCCCACAGCGGGAACTGCGCCGCAGCCGCCGCCAGACTCCCCGCATTGAGATCGCGCAACAGCGTCGAGCGCGCAAAGGCGCCAACTCCGAGGTTGAACACGAAGTCCACCAGGGCATCGAACTCGGCCTGCTTGAGCGGCACGGTGACCAGCCGGTTGACCGCGGCGGCAGCTTCCCGGGTGTCCTGCTCCAGCCAGGCCAGCGCCTGCTCGCGCGTGCAGGTCATGCCCTCCATCACACCCTGGGTGTGGCCGTAGCCGATCGTCCAGACACATCCGGTATCCGCATAGGCTTGCAGCCGACAGCCTTCGAAGCGTTCGGTCAGCTGCTCACCCGCCTTGCTGTAGGTCATCGGCGGCTTCATCGCGCGTCTCCCTGGTACTGCGGTTCATTGGCCAGCACCCAGGCCCAGAGCCGATCGAACGCCTGCATGTAGTAGTCCGCCAGGCCTGGCGAAGCCGTGAAGCACAGATCGTTCATTTGCTGGCTGGCGCTGGTGGAGTAGTTCCACGATCCATCCTCCACGCCGACTTTGCCGTCAGGCGTCCAGATCACGGTGGCCTTCAGATGCACGATCTGGTGGTGCACGGGGCTCGTGCCGATGAGGAAGTGCTCGCCATCGGCGAGCCCCGCCTCGCGAAGACGCGCGATCTGCGGCGCCTCGGCGCGCCCCGCGGCCTGGGTGTGATCGAAAATCACCTTCACGTCGGCGCTACACCGATGCGCTTCGATCAGCGCGTCGAAGAAGGGCTGCAGGGTGCAGCCGTAGATCATGGTGCGCAGCTTGGCGCCAGGAGCGGCGGCCCCGGCCAGGAACGCCTCGAAGGCTTTGAGGCCATCGGCGTAGGGGGTGATGATGCGGGTCTGCTCGGCGGTCTCATGCAGGATGCCGAGGGCGGCGAGGACTTGACTCATGGCTTGATCACTCCGTGCAGCACACCCCAAATGACCGCCAGGCCGCTGCCGACGACGGACAGCCACATGACGGCGCGCGCCCCGCCCTTGGCGGTGAGAAAGGTCTGCTTCATCTCGGCGAACTCCTCCGACTGCTTGTGGTGGAAGGCCTCGATGTAGCGGGCCAGCAGCCGGAACTCGGGCGATTCGATGGCATCGATCTCCGCACGTAGGGCGTCGATCGTGGTTTGAGGGGGGTGGGGTTCGGTCATGGCAAATGCTCCTTTCAATCGACCCTTGATAAAAAAATGCCGCCTCGGGTCACCCCAGGCGGCAGCCAGTGCAAAGCAGGACGTCAGAGGTTCTGGTCGCGCGCCGTCAGGGCCCGATCGCAGTGCCCCGGATCCAGGCGATCGAGCAGCGCGCACAGCAGGCAGCCCCAGCGGGCGGGCCGGGCGTGCGCCGCGCGGCTGCTGATGGTCTGGCCCAGCGCGCCATTGGCCGCGACGTTGCCCAGGTCGTCGAAGCCGATAGCGATCAGCCACGCGCGCTGCGGATTGCGGACGATGGCCCAGGCCATGCGTGCGAGCGCCAGAGGTGCCACCAGCCACAGGGCGAACCAGATCAAGATCAACGGCCAACGTTTCATAGAGAACTCCTTGCAGGTGACATGGAATGAATCGGAATGACGCGACGTGACACGGTGTCCGCACCGGCAGGGGTGTCGCTGCCGAACAGGTCCCGGCGCGCATCGGGCAGGGGCTCGCCCTCCAGCGTGTCGATGCGCAGCGGCACGGCCCCGGTGAGCAACTCGAACGCCAGGGCGAACACCCCCACCGCGTCCGAATAGGCCGCGTCGCAACTGGTCTGCCACAGCGGGCCTTCGAGGAACATGCAAGATCCCCGGCAGATGTGCAGCACTGGGCAGCGCGGGCACTCGGGGCGCCGGCTCCAGTGCGTCCCGGAGGCCAGCGCCACGCGCTCGAGCGCGGCCGTTGTGCCCAGGCGATGGGGCTGGCCATTGGGGGCTGCCGTGCCGGCCGCCACGTTCTGGCAGGTCAGCACATTGCCGTGCAGATCGACGGCGAGGTGATCCGGGCGGTCCATGCCGCACTTCTGGCCCAGGGATGAGGCCGGGCGGCGATGTGCGATGCTGGCCATAAACGCCTCGACCTTGCCGCGCAGCGCGCCGAAGTTGCTGGCGTGTCCTGCGCGCGCCTCGGCCAAGGCAAGCCGGCGAAACGCCGCGTGCTCCGCGGAGCTGCGCAGGCACGCGCGCGCACCGGCCTCGTCGTAGGCATCGATCCAATGCCCTTCGCCGATCGGCACGTCGGCGTCGCCCGTGAGGGCGACGAAGAACGCCTGGATAGCGGCCCGGCTGGCATTGCCCCGGTGCAGCATCGCGTTGAAGGAGATGCGCCCCTGCGGTTTGAGCCTGCGGTACAAGTCCAGGATGGCCGCGCGGGTGGCCGGCACCTCCAGCGGATCGGGTCCACGCGCGGCCTGCCCAGGACCATCGTGCGAGATGCCCACCGCAAAGCCCATGCGGTCGAACCAATCGACCTTGGCCGCATCGAGCAGCGCGCCGTTGGTGATCAGGAGCAAGCCTGCATCGGGATAGCGCTCGCGCACCGCCTCAGCCAGGGGCTGCAGCAGCTTCCAGTACACCAGCGGCTCGCCGCCCCAGAATTCGAAGATGGGCGCGCGATCCCCCTCGACGCGCAGCCAGGATCCCAGTGTCGCCAGGAAGGCGTCGATACGCCCGGCGCCTTCCTGCGCGAGCCGCTGGCTGGCCTGGTTGCAGTAGCTGCAGGCGTAGTTGCACTGCAGCCCGAGTTGGATCTTGATCCACCGAAACGGCCCGTTCTTGCGCCCAGGCGCACCACGCGAGACGGCGGCCACCGGCTGCCATGGCGCGGGCGGCGGGATCTCGAAGGGCATCGCCACGGGCCGCCCATCTCCCTGCGTGAGGCTCGATGTGACGTTGTCGTAGACGAAGCGCTGCCGGCCCTGGGGTCCCAGGGCCTCGATGACAAAGCGCATGGGGTCAGGAGGCGGTGGGCGCGGCGACTGTGCCGCTGGTGGTCGCCGTCGCCGAACTCGGCGGTGCTGTCACGGCCGCTGCGGCGGCCAGGGCCGATTGGGACGCTGCGAGGTAGGCCTTTTGCACCGCGCGCACCTGGGTCTTGACCGCGACGATGTTGGCCAGCATCGCGTCTTGCGGGATGAGCGTCTGCACCCCCGCCTGGGTGAGGTCGCTGCTCACGGCGGCAAACCACGCCGGCTGCTGCGCTGCGGGCAGTGCCGCAAAGAGTTCCAGCACCGCCGAGGTCAGCAGGTCGACCTGCTGCTCCAGGGCCATGACCGCATCCGGGATGCAGATTTGCGACATCGCGTCGATCTTGGCCTTGTAGGCCGCCTGCAGGTGGGCCAGTTCCGGGTAGAGGTCGGACGCGATCGTCATCGCAAAGCGCTTGGGATTGGCAGCCACCGTGTAGGGCAGCGTGCAATCTGTTGGCACGGCGGCCACCAGCGCGACCCGGTCGATGCTGTTGCCGCAGCACAGCACAAAGAGCGGCGCCTGGGCGTTGACGCCATGGGCGCCTTGCATCCAGGCGACGAAGTCCTTGGAGTCGACCTGCTCGGAACCGGGCGCGGTGATCCAGCGCCCCAGGAAGTCCTGGTAGATCAGCAGGGACGACAGCGGCGCAAACACCGAGGCGAGATCCAGGGTCAGTGTCTGCGATCCCGCGCCGGACAACACGGGCTGGGACGGCGTGCCGGCAATCGCGCATGGCGCGGCGAAACCGGCGGCCTTGGGGTCGCTGGTCAGGAGTACGGTGGTCATGATGCAAAGTCTCCCTTGTGGAATGTCAGCAATATCAGCAATGCCGCGCCAGATTGCGTCCTATTGCGCCCAATCGCGCAGCACCGCCGCCAGGTTTTGTGCAGCCTCGAGCGTCACCGCGTCGTACAGCGATGCCCGAAATCCTCCCAGGCTGCGGTGGCCGTCCAGTCCCGAGATGCCGGCGTCGGTCAACGCTCGGCGCAGTGACGCGCCGCGCGCTGGGTCGGCCAGGCCGAACGCGACGTTCACCTGCGAGCGCCACGCCGCTTGGGCGTGCGGGGCATAGACGTCGGGGTTCGCGTCCAGCGCCGCGTAGACCGCTGCCGCCTTGGCTGCGTTGATATGCGCCATGCGCTCCAGATCTCCGATCTCGTCGCGCAGCCAGCGCAGCACGAGCAGCATCGTGTAGATCGCGGCCACTGGTGGTGTGTTGTAGATCGAGCCGGCCTTCGCATGCACGCGCCAGTCGAGCAGCCGCGGTAAGCCGAGCGCCGGCGGGCGATCCAGCAGCGCCTTGCGCACCAGCACCACGGTCACGCCGGCAGGGCCGATGTTTTTCTGCGCATGCGCATAGATCACGTCGTGCGACTCGATGTTCACCGGCCGCGACAGGAAGTCCGAACTCATGTCGCAGACCACCAGCCGCGCCGGAACGCACGGCGGGGCCATGCGGAACTGCAGGCCCTCGACGGTTTCGTTGCTGATGTAGTGCAGGATCCCCGCCCCCCGGAGATCGAGGCCGCTCCACTGCGGCAACTCCCGGTAGCCGTTCGTCTCGCCATCCCAGACGCACCGAGGCGCACAGACCGATGCGGCCTCGGCCATCGCTTTGGCGCTCCAGTAGCCGCCGCGAACCCAATCCACCGGCGTGTTCTGTGCGCAGCCCAAGTTGGTCAGCGCCATCGAGAACTGCAGCGAGGCGCCGCCTTGCAGGAAAAGCACCTCCCAATCATCGCCGGCGCCGAGCAGCGCGCGCAGGATCTGCTGCGCCTCGTCCACCACCGCGCGGAACCAGTCGCTGCGGTGGCTGATGCCCAGAATCGACAACCCGACCTCGGGCACTTCGAGCATCGCCTGCGCCATTTGGTCGAGTACGACCTGCGGCATGGCCCCGGGGCCGCCGGAGAAGTTGTGCGCGTTGCGCCAGGCGGCGTTCATCGGCACAGCCGCTTCGGATCCCACCGAAACGCCTTGTAATCAAAGCCTTCCTCGTTCACCCCAGCGCCGACGACGTATCCATTGACCAGGATCGGCACGCCGTCCGTGCGCGGCAGGTACAGGGGGGTCTCGGGGCCGTAGCCTTCAACCTCGATCACCGCCTGCTCACGCCAGCCGCTCATGTGTGCGAACGCATAGCCGTCGCCGGCACGCATGCTGGCGTTGTCACGCAGCCCGCCGATGTGTCCGGTCTCAGCTTCGATGCGCCACTGCTCAGAATTGGCCGACCACCACCACTCGGCGCCGGCGGCGTCGCGGGTCCAGTAGCCGTGTTCCTCGCTCCAGATCTGCGAGCCGTCGGCGAACGCCATCATGCGGCGCTCGCCCAGCAGTGGCCGGTCGACGTAGCGAACCTGCACGGGCCGGCCATCGGCTCCCATCAGCCAGTCGCCAGGCTGCACGCGCTCGATCGGGCACTCGGTACCACCTGCCATCCGCACGCGGGCGCCCGCCGGAAAACAACTGCAATTGCAGTTGCAGTTCGCCAGACTGGACGCCACGGTGGCTGAGCCCGCCGTGCGGGCGTAGTTGGCCGTGGTGGCGTAGTTGACGCTGAAGTTCGAGGGATTCCAGACATAGAAATTGGCCCCGTCGTTGCTGCCCACCAGCCACGTGGGCTGCCCGCCTTGTCCGCTCCAGTTCAGGTCCCACGCCGCACCGTCGGCGCGCAGCGGGTGGGCGCGGCTTGCGCTCGCCGCGTTGCCCGAGATGTTGATGCCGTAGGTGCCACCGTTGTTTTGCACGATGGCGGTGGTGTCGACCCCGCCCACGGCGACGTGGTTGTTGGAGCGATCGAACGTGAGGATTGAGCCGCCGCTTGCCGAGTACAGGCCCCAGGCGCTGGCGTTGTTGTAGAGGTAGGCGGGGCTTTGGCCCGCACCGACGGCGCCCACCTGGGCTTCGCCGCCTGGGTTGCTCGTGAACAGGCTGCCATTGACCGTGCCGCCGCTGGCGCCGCCCACGGTCGACACCGTGCCCGCGTTGCCCGCGATACTGCTCGGAAACGCGATCGGCGCGGTGGCCACCGCCGTGACCTGGCCCTTGGCGTTGGTGGTCAGCACCGGCACGGTCGTGGCGTCGCCCGCGGTGCCGGGGTTGGGGTTGACGGTGGGCAAGGTGACCGCGATGCTCACGTTGCCGCTGCCGTCGAAGCTGGCCGATCCGGTGAGGTCGCCGGTGAGGGCCAGGGTCACCGCCTGCTGCAGCTTTTTGGCCTGCGCGGCCACGACGTTGTAGACGGCCGCCAGCGCGCCCCAGGCCGTGCCTTTGAACTTCTCCCAAAAGCCGTTGGCGCTGTTGAAGCGCACGGCACCCACCGGCAGGTTGGCCGGGCTGGTGGTGGCCGGGTCGAGTCCCTGCGCCAGATCAGAGGCCAGCGCGTTGATCTCTGCGGTGACGTCCACATAGGGATCCGTCACCTGCGGTTTGGAGAAATCCGAGGTGTTGCTCATGCGGCGATCCTTTCCATACCTTCAATACCCTTTGGCGGCCCAGGACACCGCGCCCGAGGTGCGCTGCCCGGCAGGGGTGAACAGATAGACGCTGAAGCCGCTCGGGTTCGCCTGCCCCGAGAAGTCGTAGAGCGCCACGAGTGGCGTGGTGCCTGCTGGCGTGACGGTGATGCTGGTGACGTCGACAAAGGGCACGTTGAAGGCGACCGGCGTGCCGCTGGCGTCCGCCGCGTTGGCCAGCACGGTGCCGGCATCGTTCTTGAGCTTGACGGACAGCTTGATCTCCAGGCGCGAGATCTCCAGCAGCGACGTCGCATCGAGCGCCGTGACGGTGAGACGCACCTTGACCCAGCGAAAGTCGGTCAGATACACGTTGGCGCCTGCGTAGTCGGTCCAGGGGCCGGTGGGCCCCACGTTGCTGCTGCTGATCGTCACCGCCCACTGCGGGGAACCGGCCACGACCGTGGTGGTCGGGGTGACCTGCACGTTGGTGGCCGCGAGCACCGCGCCGTAGTCGATGACTTCCTCGTAGGAGCCTGCAGGCAGCGCGGGCTGGGCGTAGATCGGCAGCCCTGCGGCGATCTGGTCCCGCGGGGCGTTCCAGGACCGCGCACTGAAGTGCTGCGCCCAGGTCGATGCGGTGTCCACCGGCAAGGTGATCGCCCCCTCGTCGAGCACGGTGTTGGTGAGCGTGCCACTGAAGGTCGAGAAAATATCCGCGTGCAGCACGTAGTCGGGTGGCGCGTTGACGGTGGCCGTCACCGCCCCGGGCGTGCCCACGTTGCCGGCCGAGTCGACGGCGGCGATCCAGTAGCGGTAGGTGCCCGCGCTGGTCTCGAACACCGTGGTGAACAGCCCCGCCTGGGTGCCGATGATCTGCGCCGCATCGAAGCTACCAGACGCCGGCCCCCGGCGCACCTGGTAGGTGACGACCGGCAGCGTGGCGGTGGCGTCGGTCCAGGTCAGCAGCACGTTGTTGTCGATGACCTGGGCGCTTAACGTGGGCGCTGCGGGCGGGGTGACCACCAATTGGGCCATTGCCCAGGCGCCTGGGTTGCCGGCGGCGTCGACCGCGGCGATCCAGAAGGTCTGGGTACCCGCCCAATCGACCTTGCTCTGGTACTGCGTGGTCTTGTTGTTGGCGATGACTCGCGCTGCGGCCGCCTGCGCGCCGGTGGCGATCACGTAATGGTCCACCGGGAACATACTGGCCGGAAGCAGCCAGCCCAGCACGTAGTGATCCCCCGAGAGGCTGGCCGTGACGCTGGGCGCTTGCGGGGCGGTGACCGTGAGGCTCGCGGGCGTGGCGCCCGCAGATTCGACCAGCAGCAGGTTGCGCGCCTTGATCCACCAGTCGTATTGGGTTTGCGGCAGCGGCGGCACGTGGGCCGAGGTGCCGGCGTAAAAGCCCACCCGCGTGCCAGAGGCCCAGTCGACACCCTCGCGGATCTCGTAGTCGTAGCGCATCGGGTCGGCCACATCGGTCCAACTCAACAGGACGCCGTTGCTTTGCACCGCCGCCTGAAACCCCTCCACATCGACGATGGTCGGCGGTGGCGGCGATGCAGGCGTCACAACCAGCGTTGTCGATGGCGAGACTTGGCCGAGCGCCGAGAATGCCGTGACGGTCAAGGTGTACGGCACGCCGACCTCGAGGTTGTCGAGATCCACGCTGTGCTGATCGGTCGTGATCGTGGTGGCCGGGGCGTTCGCTTTGTTCCAGACCACCCGGTAGCGGCACGCCCCGCTTGCGCTCCAGGACACGGTACCCCGCAGGCCCGCTACGCCGATGTCGATCACGTAGCGCGACACCAGCAGATTCAGGTTGGACGGCGCGGCAGGAACGGCGGCAATCAGGCTGGTGGCCGGGGTGCTGAGCGCGAGACCGTCCTCGACAAAGGCATACTTGCTGGCGTTGTACGCCACGGCGGCGACTTCGATCTGCGCGGTGTCCACCTCGGTGAGGGTGACCACCTGCCAGAGTTCGGGTTGAACCTGGGCGTCGCTGAGCAGCACCAGCGCGCCAGGCACGGGCGTCTGGGGCAGTGCTGCTGCCAGCACGATCTGGTTGCCATTGACGTCAGCCACCGCCTGCGTCGCCAGGCTCCCGTCGGGCAGGAGCACTTGCGCCGAGAGGCCGCTGGACGCCGGTGGCGCCGCATCGAGTGTGAGGGTGAGCAAGTCTGCGGAGACGTCCAGCATCCGTCCGCCCATGCGCACGCCGGCGCGCGTCGGGTCGCTGGTCTGGATGATGTCGCCCGGGGCCAGATACATCCCGTCCATCGCGCAACGAAACGTCACCGTCTCGGTTTGCAGGCTCTCCGAGTACAGCAGCCACTTGCCCAGGCGATGCGCCTGGCCGCGGCGAGTGCAGCCCAGGGCACGCACCTGGGCGGTGATGACGCCGTACTTGGCCACCAACGCGTCGTCCTGGACGTACTCGACGACGGTGGCGTAGCCGTTATCCGGGTCGTTCCACGTCACCTGCGCCACGGTGTGACGCGCGCGCAGGCTGGTGCCCTGGTAGGAGAACGTCCCACCCACGACATTGGCCGGCGCGAACATCATCACCGCATCGGCGGGCGCATCCTGGCTGACGTGCAGCGTGCCTGCCCCCCAATAGACGATGGCCCGAAAGATGGAGGCCATGTGCTGCACGGCGGCGTAGGCGTCCTGCTGCGAGGCCAGCAGCAGGTTGCAGGTAAAGCGCGGCTCCATGCCACCAAAACCATCGGGCACGCTCTGGTCGCAGTATTGGCCGATGGTGTAGAGCGACCATTTGTCGATGCTGCTCGCCTCGATCAGTCCGCCCAGGCCGTAGCGTTCGTTGGTGAGCAGGTCGTAGAAGCACCACGCCGGGTTGTCGGTCCAGGCCAATTGGAATGTGCCGTCCCAGGTTCCGGTGTAGTTGCGCGTGGCCGGGTCATAGTTGCTCGGGACCTGCACGATCAGGCCCTTGACGTCGTAGGCCCGCGCCGGGATGTGATCGAACTGCATGGCGTCGATGGCGATGGCCGCCATCGCGGTGTGCGGATAGGCCAGGCTCGCGTTGGACACCAGCGTGAGCGCCTCAAAGTACAGATCGTTGGCCAGGAGCGAACTGCCCGAATCAGGCGTCAGGCGCGTGACCTGGACCTCCCACGGCCCCGTTCCCGACAGGGGAATCAGGTAGTCGCGGGTGTACGGGCTCGTGGTCTTGCCGCTGAAGCTGTCGCTGACCACGGTGACAAAGCCGCCGCCGTTGGTGTTGAGCGCGATCTGAAAGGCCAGCGACGTGCCGCCAATGTTGCCGCTCTTCGGGTCCGTATCGGTCAGCGCCGGGGTCATGAGGGACACGCGTAGAGCGTTGACGTTGGCCGCCGTGACCGCCTGCACGATGGGCGTGGCCTGGTAGACCTTGGCGTGGACCGAGATCGTGTTTTGTGCGTCGGAGCCGGCGTAGCCTGCCGCGTTGGTCACGCCGACCGCGCCTGGCGTGCCGGTGGCATACTCGAACACGAAGCCGTTGAAGTTCCACGAGCCGTCGGCGTTTTGTAGCGGGGTCTTGTCCAGAAAGACCGACTGCGCGCCGTTGGCCAGGCCCACGATCGGGCCTTCGCACCAGGCGTCCAGGACCAGCGCTTTCTGCGAGGAGCGCAGGGTGTTGGGGGACTCGGACACGCCGCCGCTGCCGCCACCGCCCTTGCCACCGCCTCCCGCGCCGCGAATGAGAGGGTTCGTGCGCATCACGATCCGCCCAGGTAGGCGCTCTGGTTGGTGGTGTAGGTCAGCGTGCCGCCGCTCTTGGTCGTCGTCGTCACCTGGCCGCCTGGGGTCTGGCCGATGGGCACGTCGAAGGACTGCAGGGACGCGGAGACGACCTGCGAGCCGATCATCAGTCGTCCGTAGAGGATGGGCACCGGGTTGCCTTGGCTCGTGGTGTTGACCGGGCCGCTGAACGCGGTGGAGTTTTGGCTGTTGGGCAGGTTGGTCTGCGGCGCGTGGGTGAGCATCTGCGACAGCCCCCCGAGCACCAGGGTGACACCGAAGGACAGCGCCATGCTGCCCATGGCGGTCGTGGTGAGCGTTCCGCCGGCAAGCGATGCCCCGCCGGTGTAGAAGGCGGCCACGATCATCGCCGCGCCCAGCAGGATCTCGCCCACGCCGTGCCCGGCGCCCGAGACTTGAGGCAGGAAGCGGATGTCGGCGGCTGGCAGGCGCAGTTCCTCACGATCTGTCACCGCCGCGCCGTCGAGCTTGACGAGGTAGCGCCCCTGCGCAAACGCCTTGCGAAAACCCGGGTGCAGCGCGCACAGGGCGCGCACGGCGTCCAGCGCATCGGCGCAGTCCAGGCGATGCACGCGTCCGAAGCGCTGGCCCAAGGGGCCGTACAGACGGATGGTCTTGAGCATGAGATGTTCTGTCAAAAGTGCGGGAATCCCGTATAATTGGAGCCATGCGCACCGTCATCGAGACCCCGACCTTTCAGAGGCAAGCCGATCGGATCTGGTCCGAGGACGAGCGTCTGGAATTCATCGCCTGGATCGCGGAGCATGCGGACGCGGGCGACGTGATTCCGGGGGCTGACGGGGCACGCAAGGTGCGCTGGCGGCGTGCGGGCACTGGTAAGTCCGGTGGCGCGCGCGTGATCTACTTCAATCTGACTGACGAGGAAGCGGTGCTGCTGGTGGCGGTGTACGCCAAGGCTGAGCGGGAAAACCTACTTCCCAAAGACATCCGAAAGGTGGTGTGACATGGACGTGGACAAGATTGCCAAGGCCATCGAAGCCGACGCGGGCGAGTCGCTGCCCGATCTGCGCCAGGCGCTGGCCGAGGCCCAGGCGCGGGTGGGACGGGTCACGACCCCCGAGCAACTGCTCGTGCGGCGTGCGCGCTTGGCCTGCGGTCTGACGCAGCCGGCGTTTGCCGAGCGCATTGGCACGCCGGTCGCCACCCTGCGTGACTGGGAGCAGGGTCGCTTCGCGCCGCCGGGCGGTGTGCTGTGCCTGCTGCGACTCATCGCGCGGCACCCGGCTCTGGCGGAGGAGCTCGCGGCGTAGGCGGATCGAGAACTTGGACTGTGCGCATTCGTTGAAGCGCCTTCGCCATCCCGACGCGATGCGTCGTTCATCGCAGATCCCGGTGCCGTACCACTTTGCGCGTCGCACGCCGCCAGGCGCCTCCAAAGACGTCGCGGCTGGATAGGCGCCCGGCGCAGTGCTGCACGATGAGGTTGTCGCCCAGGTGCACGGCAGCGTGGTTGATGACGGGCGAGCCGATTTGCATCAGCAGCACGTCATGCTGGGTCAGAGTGTCAAAAGGCACTTCGATGAATCCGGCCTGCGGGAAGCCTTCGGCGTAGAGGTCGCCCCCGTGCAGCCACCACTGCACGTCACGGTGAAAGTCCGGCAGCTCGATGTGCAGGGTCTGCCGGTAGTAATCGCGGATGAGGCTGTAGCAGTCGAGCACACCGTGATGGAAACTGCGCCCGATCAGCGGCGCCACATAGCCGCTGGGGGCGAACTCGTGCACGGTACCAACCGGCCAGTTGACGATCAGCCACGGCAGCCCCGATGCCTCGCAGCCGACGCGGTCGGCCTGGCTGGGCTCGGGCGCCGCGTAGGGGTGCGAGTGCACGATGCGCACGATCTCGCCCTGGTCTTCGGCCCTGGCGAAGTCGGCGGGCGAGAGCACGAAGTGCTCCTCGGGCGAGGCGGCCAGGTTGGCGCAGGGGAGATAGCGCAGTTTGCCCTGGCGCACGATCACCACGCCGCAGCATTCGCGGGGGGCCTGGGCTTGCGCATGGGCGCGAATGGCCGCAAGGATCGATTCAGGCATCGGCGTCATGAGGTGCCGATCCCGCAGCCGGGAAAACCGCCGAAGTTCATCAACGCGGGCGGGGCAAAGCGCAGCGCGCAATCGGACAGCCGCTTGCCACAGACGTCCTGGGCAGGGTCTGCGGTCGGGTTGCCGGCAGCGTCGGCCACCGCGCCGCCCGTGTAGCCGCAGTCGGCGCCGCGGTAGACCCAGGGGCAGGCGTTCTGGATGAACTGGCGCCGGGGCAGCCTGACCGCCACCATGTCCAAGGCGCTGGCCAGATCGAACTGGAGAAGCTGGGGCGTTTCCTGCGCCTTGCGATCGACGAACCAGATCTGCCGCGGCAGTTCTTGGGTGGGATCGGCCGTGGAGTTGATGCCGCCGGGGAAATTGGCCGCATCCAGAAAGCGCGCGAAGGTGCGGATGCGCGTGAGCTTGCAGCCGGCGAAATCGTTGTACTGGCGCGCGAGCGCGCCAAGAATGCCCTGCGCATTGGAGGCGGAGAGCTTGGGCCTGGGCAGCGCGCCCGTGCCCGACATCTTGAAGCCTTGCGCCTCGATGGGATAGCGCGAATAGGTTTGGCCGGCCCAGAGGATGTCGGCGCTCAGGCCGTTGGTGCCGGCGTGCCAGTAAAGGGTGGAGCCGCCCTGCAGGGACAGATCGAGCGCGAACAACTCGATCAACGCGGACGGCGAGAGGGACTGGATTTCTGCGCGAATGGACATGGTGATTCAACTCGGTCGGCGGCCCTGATCTGTTCAGCGCCGGTTCAAGCGCCGAAGACCTGCTCGAAGGTGGCGGTGATGCTCACGACGCCACCGGGCTTGTCGTACTTGCTCCAGTTCTGGCACAGGACCAACACCGGCGCAGTGGCGCGTGGCGGCGTCCATGCGAACGGCAAGTAGCCGCCCTGCGCCTGCAAGAAGTCGTCGATCGCATCGGCCTCCTGGCTGGAGGCGCAGTGCAACTGCAGCGCCCATTGGCCAGGCTGGTTGTTGATGCCCTGGGGGACGTTTTGTTGATAGCCGTCGCCAAACTTGGCCGTCCAGAGCAGCGGCTTGCGCTGCGCGACGACGGAGGCGGCGTCCCAGGCGAAGACTGGTGCGCTGGAAGTGCTCATGTGATGTGCCTACGCCGGGTTCATCAGGCCGCCAGGGCGCATCTCGGTGAGCAGGATCTGACGCACATGCTCGCCGATCATCGCGCCCACACCCTGCATCGCGGCCGCCCCTTGCGGGCCGGACAGGCTCGCCGAGCCGTCGTGGTTGACCACCACGTTCACATCGCCGTGGTAACTGGCACCTCCCTTGGAGACGGTGCCGCTGCTGATCGCCTGGCGCAACTGGTGGTTGGGCACGACGGTGCCGGAAGCGCCCATCTTGACGAGCTCGGGTCCGCGTTCGCCCACGAGATACAAGCCACCGGCCTCGACCGCGCCGCCCGCCGCGCGCGCGCCGGACAGGAACGTACCAATCGCCCCGACCCAGCCGGTAGACGCCCCGGACATCATGCCGGCCACGCCGGCCATGGCTTTCTCGGCAGCGATCTTCAGGAGATCCTGGATGATCGAGGCGGCCAGTTGCCGGAAATTGAGTCGGCCGGTTTCGGCGAACTGGACCAGAGCGCTGGTCGCGCTCTGGAAAGCCCCGACGATGGACTGCCGGATCTTGGCCCCGGTCAGCACGGCGCGTTGGGCCACTTGCTGCAGGCCGGCCTGGATCGCCAGGGTCGGATCGTTATTGAAGGCCTCCGTCGCCTTCTTCTTCTGGGCCTCCAGCGCGTTGACCTGCTGGGCGTACCCCACGGCGGAGGCCAGGATCGCGCGTTGCTGGGCCTGCGTCAGGTTCACCCCCTTGGCCAGGGCGTCGTTGATGCGCTGCTGCGCCTTGGCCTGCTGATTCAGGATCTCGGTCATGGCGGCCTGCTGCTCCCGGGTCTTGCCGATGAGCAGCAAGGCGTTCTCGCGCTTGGCGATGTCCTGCTGGCGCCCCTGATCGACGCCTTGCATCTGGCTCTGGAAGGCCTGCGTGGCCTTGAGCTGCTTGAGCCGCGCGGTCTCGTCATCGATTGCCTTGGCTGCGGCCAAGTACTGCGCCTTCTGCGTGGCGGTCAGCGGCGCAAACCCCTCGGCCTTGCGGCGCGCGTCGCTGAGCTTGCCCTGGGTGAGGGTGAACTCCGCAAGCGCCTGCTTGGCGTTGTCGACTTTGCCGTGGTACTGGCTCCAGTCGAACGCCGAGGCGTCGAGCGCCGCCTTCTCGCGGGCAAGACCCTGCAGGGCCTGCGCGAAGGGGTCAGTCTTGGCGTGCGGGGAATGCGCCACCCTCGCTCTGCCCGGCACGGTGGGATTGCGCAGTGCAGCTTCTTGCGCCGCTTCCTCGGCGCGGCGGCGACGCTCTTGCGCGACATCCCGCGCGTGGCGGGCCGCGGCGTCGCGGGCGACGCTGCCCCACGCGCGCGAGGCCACCAGGCCCGCAGTGCCGACGTAGTCGGTGTTCATCGCCGAGGTGATCGCCTGGTTGACCGCACCGCCGAACTCCTTGACCGCATCGACGCCGCCGCGCAGGTGCGCTCGAAACGCCGTGAAACCAAAGTCGCCATGCAGTGCGGCCACAAAGCCCTTGCCGAAGGCACGGGCCGTGCTCATGGCCGATGCAAAACCCTGGGTCACCAGGCTGGCGACCCCGTTCACCAGAACATGGACCGCCTGGATGCCGCCCCACACGAAACCAATGCTGACGTTGACGAAATCCTTCAGATACGTCCTGGCGAGCGACACGGCTTTGCCGAAGTCGGACTCGACGCTCTGCCAGCCGATGCCCATCTCGGCCAGGAATCGACTCCAGGCGACCGACGTGCCCGCGAAGGCGTCGCGCAGGGCTCCCAGCGCCGAGACCACCGCCCCGCGCACGGCATCCCAGGCGCCGCCGATGAACTCGCCGACCGAGGCCGTGGTGCCGCCCAGCGTGATGACGCTGTTGCGAAACACGTAGAGCGCCGCTGCCGCTGCCGTGAGCGCCACGGCAGCGGCCCCGATGGGGTTGGCGGCCATGGCCACGGTCAGTCCGTCCACGGCCTCGGTCAGCCCGGCGAACACCCCGACGCCGACCTCGCCCGAGGTCACGAACGCAGCTTGCAAGAACTTGACGCTTGCAGTCACTCCCTCGATCGCCGCCGGCAGGATCTTGACCACACCGAGAAATCCGATCGCACCCGCCGCCAGCGCAGGCAGGATCGGCAGCAGTCCCTGCAATGCAGGGGCGATGGCGCCGATCGCGGTGAACTTCCATTGGTTGAGTTTCCACGTCAGTGCCTGCCACGCATACTCCAGACGCTTGGCCTTCTCGGCCTGCGCGTCGGTGATGAATCCGTTGACCTTGCCTTCCTCGCCCAGGCGCTGCAGCATGGGGATCAGTTCCGAGCCCGAGCGCCCGAAGAGTTGCATGGCGATGGCCGACTTGGCCGCCCCGTTTTGCATGTGCACGAAGCTTTTGGCTACATCCATGAGCACGGCGTCTGAACTGCGAAGGCGTCCATGCGCATCGGTGACCGCCACGCCCATCGCCTTGAACGCATCCTTGCTCGACTTGAGCCCTTCCTGGGCGTTCCACATCGCGCGCCCGAGCTTGGCCGCAACCTGGCCCACGCTGCCCATGCTCACGCCGGTGATCTGCGCCTCGCGCTGCATGTCGGACAGAATGGCGACCGACAGCCCCGTCTGCTCGCTCATCTCTTTGAGGCGCACCGCCGACTCGATGGAGGATTTGGCGACTTCGATGAGACCAGCGACCCCGGCGACGGCTCCGAGCTTCTCGATGGAGGCGCCGATCGCACCCAGCGCGCCTTCCAGGCGTTCGGCGTGGTCCTTGGCGACCTCCATGGCCGACTCCATCTGGTGCATGGAGCGCTTCATCAGGTAGGCGGCGCGTTCCAGCGCCGAATCAAAGCGCGCGGTGTTGGCCGACAGATCAATGTTGAGGGCGCCGAGGGCTCCGGACATGGTGGGTGCTCAAGGGGTTGCCGGATTGCCGGCGGTTGGGGATTCGGGGCTTTGCTGACGTGCCTGCAAGGCCTTCAGATACATCGCCAGACGCCAGTCGGCGGCGCTCAAGCCATCAACGAGCGGCGCATCGGAAGGTTCGGCTGGCCGGGTGAACAACAGAAAATCCTGCGGGGCGAACGGCTCGGTCCTCGCCTTGGGATCGCGATGGATCTCGGCCAGCAGCGCGCGCAACTGCGCCTGCACGACATCGAGCATCGGGGCACCGAAAGGCTCGACGGCGGCGAAGCGCTGCCAATCGAGCCACTCCGAGGCCGACAGCGTGGCCTCCAACTCCTGAACCGTGCGGCTCAGGGCGAGCGCCAGGCGGTGCTTGACCTGGCGCTCGGGGGTCAGTTTCCCGCGTCGGCCCCGTAGCCGTTGATGCGCAGCACAGCGGCAGCGAGCTTCTCCACGGCGGCATTGCCGGCCTCGGCGAAACGCTCGATGTCGGCGTCGGTGAACACGGCCTGACCGTCCTTGCGCACGCTGCGCACGACCAGGCCGTAGCCGAACGCTCGCGTGCGGCGCGTGGCGTCCTTCTCGGCTTCGGCCGCCTTGCGGATCTCGGCGACGTCGCGCTCGCGCAGTTCGACGAGCTCGACCGTGCCCACGCCGGGCAGGTCGTAGGGTTCGGTCTTGGGGGTGACGGCCGCGAAAAACGCAGCCGCAGGATGAATCGAGGAGATGGATGGCTGGGTCATGGTGGATTACACGGTCGGGTTGGCCAGGCTGCCCCAGACGATCGAGACGGGGCCGGAAATGCGCAGGGTGCAGGCGAGTTCGAGCTTGCCGTTGACCTTGGCGTCGGGCGTCTCAGCACTCACACAGTAGGCACAAAAGGAGAAGGTGGCGGGTTGAGCAAGCTGCGCGCCCAGGGTGATCTGGTACAGCGACAGCGTCTTGTTCGCCTTCTCGACGAACATCTGCTGCTGGCCCTTGCCGCCGGTGAAATTCATCGTCACCGCCACCGACCCGGAGTCCTCCAGCCCCAGGACGAACTCCTTGGCCAGAGACTGCAGGTGGGTGACGTCGATCTCGTCGACCTTCTGCCCGGAGGGTTTGATCTCCACCGCCTCCTCCAGGGGTTGCCAGACGGTGGTGGTGGCCGCCGCCGCGGTGGCGATGACGGACGCGGTCAGCGGTTGGGTCGTGGGCGCAGCGCCGCCCCAGGCGATGGAAGAAAACTGGCTTCGAAGTGCATTGCTCATGGCGAGGGTCTCATGATGAGGGGCTCAGGGATTGGGGAACCACAGTTGCAGATCCAGCAGCGTGCGGCGCAGCTGGGAGTCGTGTTCGAACAAGCTTTGGCGCGAGACGGCCACGCCGCCGAAGGCCGCCGTCAAGGCGTCGTGCGCGGCCTGCGCGAGAGCATTGGCCTGCGCGCGCGTGGCGGCATAGACGTCGATCTGGTAGCGAGAGGGCACCAGGGAACTCTCGCCACCCAAGGTGTAGGCATCCGGAGGCAGCGCGATCTCGGCATAGACGAGGTACGGCGCGACGTCGCCTTCCTCGGCCGCATCAGGGCGGATGGGGATACCGGAGAGCGCGGCGATCGATCGCAGGGTCTGGGCCACCAGCGGGTCGTGATTCACGGTGTGTAATGAATCTTGCGGCGGGCTTTGGCGATGTTGGCCTGGCAGACCGCCACGAAGCGATCGAGCGCGGCCTGCTTGGCGCTCTCGAACGCCGGGCGCATGAAGGGGCGCATATCCATCTTGCTCGTGCCAAACTCGATGAAGCGCCAGAAATACGCCTGGTGCTGGTCGCGGAAGGTGACGATAGTCTGGGCGCTGTGCTGGCTGTGGCGCACCTTCTTGCGTACGATCTGCTGGCGCAGCCAGCCCGGGGTGGCCATCCCGCCACCGTGCAGCCTGTAGGCGTCGTGGGCGAGTGGCACCTTGGCGCGCGCTTCCTTGACGATCGGCAGTGCTGCAGAGGTCAGCGCCCCCTGCAGCGCACGTCCGCCGATCTTGGGGCCGAGCGCGAGCAGTTCGGCTTCAATCGCCTGCAGTCCTTCCACCTGAAATTCGATCATGTTCCGGGGTCCACGGCGCCCTTGCTGCACAGCAAGGCCAGTTCCACATTCACGGCGTCCATGCGCAGCACGGCCAGGACGGTATAAACGTCCGCGCCGGACACGACGCGCATCCCCGGGGTGAGTCCGGCCCGGTAGCGCACAAAAATGCGGCTCGTGACCTCGCCGTGTACTTCTTGCGCCGCCAGCAGTTCGCGCCCCGACAGGTCTTCGACCAGCGCGCTGATGTGGGTCAGCAGCGGCTGCCACGCGGCGGGGCCCGGTTGCCCCAGCGCGTCTTCGGCGCCCGGCGCGCGCGCGAGGATGCTGACGCGGTGGCGGTAGGTACCGGCAGCGACGATGCCTGTGCTCAAGGTCATTCAGAACCTCGGCGGTACGGTCAGGGGCTCGAGCAGCGACTGCATGTAGTCGGGCGGCAGCTCCTCGAAGCCTGAGCCGCGCAGCTTGAGCATGAACATCTCGCGCTGGGCATAGGCCCAGGCGCAGGCCATCAGAATCCAGATGCGCACGCTCGGATAGCGGCTCACGAAATCGGCCGGCGCGAACCCCGCCAGATAGGTGATCTCCACCGCGCGCTCGGACCGCCCGGTCTGCGGCCAGTTGCCCTGCAGCGGGACACCCGGCTGCGCATAAGGCGGTGATCGCGTCCATGCGGGCACGCTCAAGGGCGCCAGCAGCAGTTCGCGCCCGCGGTTCACCGTGTCGAGCATCGACGGATCGAGGCTCACGCGCTGGTTCTCGGCCTGCGGGTCGGCGTAGGTGATGGCCTGCACGCTCTGGATGCCGGCGTGCGCCAGGACCAGGGGACGGCCGAATGGCGGGAAACCGTCCATCGTCTGCAGATAGGTCGCCTGCCGGATCGCCGCGCCCGTGCGCACCTCGGCCTGGGCACGGGCGCCGGCGATGAGGCCCTGGATCAGGGCGTCGTCGGCCGTGAGGTCGGCGTCGATACGCGCCTGTGCCTTGACCTCGGCCAGCAGCACCGGCTCGCCCTGGAAGGGGTCACCGGGTGCCGCGGGCTGGACGGACAGCAGCAGGGCCATACCGAATTACTTCTGCAGTTGCGGTGTGGGCGCCTTGCCCTTCGGGAGCGTGTCCGGGGCGACGGGCGCGTCCAGGCCTTCAGCAAACTTGCGCTGGATCAGCGTGTCGGCCAGATCGTCGGCGAACGCGGCCACGTCGTCCTTGCGATAGCCGTTCCACCACTTCAGAAAGCGGATGTCCTTCATGTCGGGAGTCCTTGCAAAGGTTGTTCAGTGGGCGCGGCAGCGGCGCGCCCGTCAGGGGGTCAGGTTCAGCGGTACCAGGTCACACCCTGCAGCACGGCAATCGCCTGGGGGTGACGCGGACCGAAGTCGTTCTCGGTCAGCAGCCGGATAAGCGTGAGGTCGCGCTGGAAGGCGCTGACGCTCGTGCCGCTGGTCGGGTCGGTGTAGGCACCGTCCTGACTGATGGCCACCGACAGGTTCAGCGATTCCCCGATGACCATCTGCGCAAAGTCCACGAAGTAGATCTCCGAGCAGTTGCCCCCGCCGTTGGGCGTGGACAGGTTGGTCGGGATCTGCGTGGTCTGCGCGAACGGGTATCCCCGGAACATCCCTTGGTCGATCTCGGGGAAAACGCGGTTGCCGGTGGTGGTGAGCAGGTCGCGCAGGAACTGCACCGAGTCCGGGTGCATGAGCCAGCCGGGCTTGCGCATGCGCACGTTGGCGCGGCGCAGCGCCAGCACCATGCGACCGGCATCGGTCATGATGGCCTGCGCCAGCGCCTGGCCGGTCAGCGGCGCCGTGGGCGGCGTGGCCCAGGTGGTGCCCGCGGGAGCCGCGCCCGGCGTGCCCGAGGCCGGCTCGATGGGGGTGGCCGACAGCACATTGGCCGGCAGGCACCAGTTGCGCAGGCCCACCGGCGTGGCGTTGGTGCCGTCGCCGCGGATGAAGGCCGCGTCCTCGGCCGTGGCCATCGAGATCGCGGTGTCCTCGACGATGAGCTGGTCCACGCGCTCGTCGATGCCGGCGAAGCGGATGAGATCATTGCCGATGGGCACCAGACACGCCAGCTTCTTGGCCACGAGTTGCACGTCGTCGAAGCTCTGCTGGGACACCGGCGCGTCGCTGTCGCGCCCGATGTAGCCGGCCAGCGCCCCGCCAGCGATGCGCGGCATGGTCAGGTTGCCGTTGGTCAGCGGCAGGGTCAGCGGCCCCATGGAGCGCACCACCGCGTTGGGCACCAGACGCTCGATGACGGTGGCCGCCAGTACGTTGGGGATCAGCACCGCGCCGCCAGAGGCCGTGACCGAGGACAGCGCGGCGGCCACCTCCACGCCGATGCCGTCGCGGCTCATGGCGCGCTGGGCGAACTCGGCGCCGGCAGCGAGGTTCCCCGGGGCGTGCTTGAGCGCACCGATGATCCCGGAGAACACGCTCATGTTGCGCCGCGTGCGCTCGGCGGGATCGCGGGGCCGGGTGTAGATGATCGGCTCGCCCGCCTGACCGACGGGGGCGTGCTGAGCCTGTACGCTGGTTTGCACGGCAGGCGCCAGACGATCGACGGCCACGGCGTCGAGCTTGCCCTGCTCAAGCACATCGACGGGTGTGGCGGCGGCCATGGCCAGGGTGCGCGATATGGCTTGCGCGCCCTCGAGCACGGCCAGGCGCCGGCCCAGCGCATCGAAGGCCGGAGCGATGGCGTCGAACTCCGCCTGCTCGGCTTCCATGAGAGGCTCCGCCTGGGCCTTGTCGGCCAGTTCCTTCGCGCGTTGACTAAAAGCGGCGCGTTCGCTTTTTAGGGTCTGGATGGCATCCATGGGGGTTTCCTGGTGGGTCCACAAACGAATCCGCCCGCTTGATGCGGGCGGCAAGATCTGAAGCGCGAACGCGGTTCAGGGTCGGGGGGATGGCCTCCAGATCCTGGAGACCATCGTGTTTGGTTCAAAGGTGCGCGGCGATCTCCAGGGCTTGCGCATGGAGCACTGCCGTTGCTCGCCCAGAGGAAATCGGCCACAATGCGCACAACAACACCCGCCACGCCTCTCGACGATGCGCACCCCGGCGGGTTTCTTTTTTGCGGAGGCGTTTCTTGAAGTTCGCCAAGCCCGCACTGCCGGTGAACGACCAGTGGGTCGTACCCAGTCGGCAGATCAAATCCGCGCGGCGATCTCCAGCGCCTGCGCGCGCAGCGTCATGGCATGACGGCGCTGCGCCTGCTGCCGCTGCTGCGCGGCACCGGCCTGCGCCAGTCCGGCCAGTCTGTCGATGGCCTCCTGCGGCGTCTCCATCTGATCGGCCAGGCCCTGTGAGAGCGCATCTGCACCGTGCAACACGCCAGCCTGCAGGCCCACGATCCGTTCAGGCGGCAGATTGCGGTGGGTCGAGACGGCAGCCACGAATTGGTCGAAAGCGTTGTCCACCTGCGCTTGCAATTCCTGCTGCGCCACATCCGACAGCGGCGCGTGCGAAGCGCCGTGGAGCTTTTTGTCGCCGCGGTAGATGGCGGTGATCTTCACGCCCGCCTTGTCGTTGGCGCCCGAGAGATCGCGGTGCAGTGCCACCACCCCGACGGACCCCACCGCGCCGGTGGGGCTGACGCTCACGCTGTCGCAGGTGGATGCGAGCAGGTAGGCCGCCGACAAGGCGTTGAAGTTGACGATGGCCGTGGTGGGCTTGGTCGCCCGGGCGATCTTGCCCGCCAGTTCAAAGGCGCCTTGGACCGAACCCCCCGGCGAGTCGATGTCCAGCGCAATCTGCCGCACATCGGGGTCGGCCAGCGCCGCGTCCAGTTGCGCGCCGATCCGGTCGTAGCTGGAGGTGCCCATGCAGGCGGTCATCGCATTGCCTCGGGGAACGAGCGCGCCATGCACCGGGATGACAGCCACGCCTGCGGCCTTGATGGCGTCAGGCGCGAGCACCTTGGTTTGCGCCGCGCTCGCCCCGACGGACAAGCGCTCACGACCCTCGATCAAGACGGCGTGCGCCCACTCGTCGGCCAGGTCGGCCAGGGCGGGTGTCGCCATCAGCGGCTGGTTGTAGATCAGTCCGCGCAGGTAGGGGTAAGCGTCATGCATCCTGGGTCTCCATCATGTCGTGCAGCGTTCTCGGCGCCGTGGTCGAGGGGGCACCCGGCGTCCTGGCCGGAGCCGGGGCCGGCTGCGTCGCGTCGGCCATGTTCAGCGGTTGCAGGTAAGCGTCGCCGCGCGCGATGGAGGGCATTCCCTCAGCGCGGCGAATGTCGTTGATCGACAGCCATCCCCACTGCCTGCCCATGGCGTAGGCGGCGTAGCGCGAGGACAGATCCCCGCGCAGCAACTCACGCACATCCAGGCGGATGACGATTCCATCCTCGCGCTCCTGCGGCAGCAGGAGATCACGCTCCATCGCCTCCTCGTGGCGCTTGATCCAGGACATGAGCGTGTGGGTGAGGAACTCGAGCGACTGCTGCTCGATGTTGGCGTTCGTCGCCCGGTTCAGGTCGCCGAGCATGTGCGGCGGGATGCCGTAGATGCGCGCGATGTCGCCTGCCGAATAGCGCCGCTGCTCGATCAACTGCGCATCGGCGTTGCTCATGGACAGCGGCGTGAAGGCCATGCCCTCTTGCAGCAGCGCCACGCGCCCGGCGTTGTCCGCCCCGGCGTACTTCTCCTCCCAATTGCGGGTGATGCGCTCGATCATCGCCGGATCCTTGATGGGCGGCGCGGTCGCGGGGCGCGTGAGCGTGCCGGTCAGGTTCGTGCCGTTGCCGAACACCCGCCCGGTGTGGCGCTCCCCGGCCATCGCGACCCCGATGGCCTCGCGGTGCAGCGCGATTGGCGACAGCCCCGTGTAAGCGTTGTCGGAGATCCAGCGCACATGGTGGATGTCGCCCATGGCGTACATCCCCTCGATGCCGTCCGGCGCGCGCAGGATGCGGTAATACGGCAGCCGATCCACTGGGCTGACGTACACGATGACCCGGTCTGAGTTGATCGGGTAGAGGCTCTTGATCGTGCCGTCCGGGTTGCGGAACTTGAGTGCGAAGGCGTTGCCGCGCAAGCCCAGTTGCGTCTGCAGGAACTCGCGGAACTGGTACGGCGTCTGGAAGGCATTGGGCGCGGTGCGCAGGATCGGCAGCAGCGGATGATCCGCGATGGGTTCCTTCGATCCATCCGGCGCGTGCCGAAAGACTCCCGCGGGCAGCTTGGCCACTGACTCGGCAAGGAGGGTGACCGCGCGCTGCACGGCGGTCAGGGCCAGGGCCGTCTGCGGCGTGACCGTGGCGCCGGTGGCCGCGCGCCCGTAGCCAGAACCCAGGAAGGCCCCCAGCCAGCCGCCGCCCGTGCCGCTGGCCGGGTTGCCGCTGCCGGGAAACAGGATGTCGGAGAACCACATCAGGGCTTGCCGCGCTCGAGCGCCACATTGCGCGCCACAGCAAAGCTGGCCAGCAGCGCCAGCGCTCCGGCCAGAATCATGCCCGCGCGCCAGTCCAGGCAAGCCACGCCGGCCACGAGCAGCGCGGCCCCCGCCAGCGCCAGCAGACCGGCGCGCAGGTCGGCGCGGCGCAGCCGCTCGGTCTTGTCCTGGGCGGTTTCCATCAGATGCCTACTCCCTCGTCGTAAATCGATGTGCCCTGGATCACCGGCGTGCCGAGCATCGCGCGCGACAGTGCCATGATCAGCGCCACAATGCCGTCGATCTTGTTCTCCGGGCGTTCTTTGCGCGGATAGATGTTGTCCTTGGCGTCCAGCCGTGCGACCACGTTGGAGGCCATCCAGGCCAGCACCGGATCGCCGTCGTGCGCCAGACGTTTGCTGAGCACCAGTGCCTGCAACGCCTTCATCGGCTCGGAGAAATTCAGCACCGTGGGCCGCACCTCGATCATCGGCATGCCTTCGGCGAGCATGTGCGAGGACAGTTGCGTGGCCTGGAACGGGTCGAACGCCACGGCCTGCACCGCAAAGCGCGCGGCGATGTCGCGCAGGTCGGCCTCGATGGTGTCGAAATCGGTGACGTTGCCTGGGGTTTCGATGAGCCGCCCGGCGCCCGCCCAGCCGGCGTACTGGCTGTTGGCCGCGCCCTGCACCGCGTCCTCGGGCAGGTAGTGCCGGCAGAACACGGCAAAACCGTCCGCGCCCTGCCGGAGCACCAGCACGAGCGCGGCGATGTCCACCTTGCTGGCCAGATCCAGCCCGATCCAGCAGGGTTGTCCCTCGAAGGCCTCCAGATCCAGGCCGGCATCGGCGCAGGCGTCCCAGGCGCGCATGTCCATCCAGGGCGAATCGGCGCTGACCCACACGTTCAGGTGCTTGGTCTGGAACGCGGCCGCAGCCGAAGGCAGTTGCAGCGCCTTGGCCTGTAGCGACAGCACCGCGTCCGCATCGATCGACACGCCCCAGTTGGGGTTGGCTTTGATCAGTGCGCTCTCGTGCGTCCAGTCGTCGCCCTCGTCCAGGCCGTGGATGATGCCGAACTGCCGCTCGTCCTGCATCACGCCGTCGAGCATGCGGGTCACGCCCGTTCGAACCTCGTAACAGATGCCCGCGCGGTCGCTGCCCGCCGTGGTGATGACCCACAGCAGGGAGTTGTCGCGCTTGCCGGTGGCCGTCTCCACCACGTCGTAGACCGTGCGGGTCTTGTGGGCGTGCAATTCGTCCACGCAGCCGAAGTGGATGTTCAGGCCGTCCAGGGTCGAGCCTTCTGCCGACAGGGGCTCGAAGCGCGAGGCGCTGCTCAAGACATGCAGGTTGTGCGCGCCGATGCCCACGCCGAAGCGCCGGCAAAATCCTGGACTCCTGCGGGCCATGGTCTGTGCCACGCCGAAGACGATGCGCGCCTGGTCGCGGGTGGTGGCCAAGCTGTACACCTCGGCGCCCATCTCGCCGTCCACCGCCAGCATGTACAGCGCCAGCGCCGAGGACAAGGCGCTCTTGCCGTTGCCCCGCGGCACCTCGATGTAGGCGCGCCGAAAGCGCCGCCGTCCCGCCGCGTTCACCCAACCGAACACGGTGGTCAGGATGAAGATCTGCCAGGGGGCCAGCGCGATCGGATGGCCCGCCAGAGGTCCCTTGATGTGCGGCAGCCGCTCGATGACGCTGCAAACGCGATCGGCGGGGCGAAACGTGCGCCCGGCCGCGTCCTCGAGCGGCGGGTTGAATCGGTACGGCGCCTGCGCGTCCGACCAGCGCTCCAGGTCGTCGAGTTGGCGCTGGCAGGCACGGCGCACCCAGTGGCAGGCGGGGACGTCGCCGGCCACGACGGACTGGGCGTAGTGGTGGGCCTTGGCGGCGTAATGGCCCGGAGTCGTGGTCATCTGGATACGATGGGGTTTACTACAACGTTTGCGATGCGTCGCAGCATGGTGAGGTCCATCAATCGGAGGCAGCATGGCGACCACCAAACTCTTCAAGAGCGGCAATTCGCAAGCCGTGTGCATCCCGGCGGAGCTGGCCTACAGCACGACCGACCTGGATCTGGTCATCGAGCGGCACGGCGACGAGTTGCGCATCTACCCCGCGCAGCGGCGCCTGGGCGACGTGCCGGGCAAGCTGGCCCGGTTCTCGCCGGACTTCACGGTGCCGGGGCGCGAGGAGCAGGAACAAGTCGAAGCCGACCAATGAGAGCGGCGTCGTGTGGCCGCGCCTCCAAGGTGCGCCGATTGTGTTGACGAAAGCTATACGCTAGCGCTACAATTCGTATATCTATTGTGTAGGCGTTAGGATCATCATGCGCGATGCTGCAATCAACCTGCGAGCGCTGCCCGAGCAACGCGATCTGATTGATCACGCGGCCCAATTGCTCGGCAAAAATCGTTCGGACTTCATGCTCGAAGCGGCTTGCGACAGGGCCCAATCGGTCGTGCTCGATCAGGTGTTTTTCCATCTGGATGCTGAGAAGTTTCGCCAGTTCACCCAATTGCTGGACGCAGCGCCGGCCACGAACCCGGGGCTGGAGCGTCTCATGGCAGTCAAGGCGCCGTGGCAAAACAAGGCATGAGCCTGCGACTACAGGCGCCGCAGGCGTTGTCCAGCGGGCACCGGGTCGATACGTTCGCGTGCGGCGAGTCTGTGCTCGACGATTGGCTCAAGCGCCGGGCTTTACCGAATCAGATCAGTGGAGCCAGTCGCACTTTCGTCGTGGCCGATCTCGATCAGATCGTCTACGGTTATTACGCCTTGGCGGCGGGCGCCGTCTCTCACCAGGCGGCCACCGGTGCGGTCCGACGCAATATGCCCGACCCGATCCCCGTCATGGTGCTCGCACGCCTTGCGGTCGATCAGAGCGCCCAGGGGATGCAACTTGGCGGCGCCTTGCTGCGCGATGCCGTCAACCGCGCCGTTGCAGTGTCTGCCCAGGCTGGCGTACGCGCCGTGCTGGTGCATGCGATGCACGACCGTGCCCGAACGTTTTACGAGCACTACGGCTTCCGAGTCTCTCCAGCGCACCCCATGACCTTGATGCTGCGCCTGAGCTCGGTACAGCCCTGAAGCATCAGAAGTCCGCCCAGGGGTCGTCGAGCTTGGGGGGCTGCGCCTGGGGCACCTGCACCCGCGCGCGCGAGACCGGCGTGAACCCGAGCTCCGCCTCGCACTCCTTGAGCGAGCGCGACAACTCCATCTGCAACTCGAACAGGATCGAGCGCGCGGGCATGCCGTGGCGATCCTTGGTCAAGAGGCCGCCGACACCGCGCTTGGAAATCTCGCGCACGACGTCGCGGTACTGCGCCAGCAGCTCGCAGTAGCGCTCCAGCAGCGCGGCGTTGTTGGCGTGCAGGACCCCGGGCGGCTTGCTGCCGACGAGGTAGCGCCAGAGGTCGGCGGCCGCCTCGCGCATCTCCAGCGGCGGATCCGACAGCATTGCGGCCGCTTGCGGCTCAGCGGCGTTGGTACGCGACTTGCGCAGCGTGCCCTTGACGGCCTTGACGGCGGTCGGCAGGGGTTTGCGCCCGGCGCCGGTTCGCGCCCCCCCGGAGCGCCCGGGCTTACCGGCCACGGGCCGGCTCCATTTGAAAAAACACCATCATTTGAATTTGGCTGCGCAAAAATTGGCCCTGGCGCGCGGATCGCCGCGGGTTGTTGCGGAAGTTTCAGACCCCCCTTACCCCGTCGGGCGGCGGGCGTTGCCGAAGCCGCCGTCCTCGCGCGCGGTCTTGCGGTTGTGGCACGCCGCGCACAGCGGCTGCAGGTTGCCCGGTGCGTTGTGGCCGGGGTTGTTGTCGATGTGATCGACGACCGTGGCGGCGCGCCACAGGCCTTGCGCCGCGCAATGGCGGCACAGCGGCTCGGCGCGCAGCACCTGCTCACGCAGGGTGCGCCAGGCCGCGCCGTTGGTGGGCAGCGCGCGGCATTGCCGGCGACGGCGGGCCTGCGCGTTGCCGTCCCATTGGCGCCGGTCGGACTGATGCGCATCGCAATAGCCGGGTGTGCTGACCAGCGCGGCGCAGCCGGGGTGGCGGCAGGGAGTCGGGGCGCGCACGGGCATGAATCCATCGGTATCCGTTTCGTGCCGCGGAAAGGCTTGGCTTGTGGGCGCGACAGCGCGTTAATGCCATCACCATCCACCCAGCACGGAGTCCACCATGAGTGTTCAACTCACCACCGCCCAGCACGCCATCCTCGCCAAGGCCATCAACACCAGCGGCGGCAAGATCCTCTGGTTCCCCGACCACATCAAGGGGGGCGCGCGCAAGAAGGTGCTGGAAGGCCTGTTCAAGCGCGCCCTCATCGCGCCCGATGGCGAGGGCTGGTGCATCGCCGCCGAGGGCTTTGATGCCATGGGTATGAAGCGCCCCCAGGTCAACGCCGAGCACAAATCGAAGTTCGAGGCCAAACTCGACGCGATCATCGCCAACGCCGAAGCGGCGCAGGACGACACCGCAGACGCGGACGCAGAGATCGAAGCCGCCGTCGCCCAAGACGAGGCATCCTTCAAAACGCCCGTCAAAGCGCCTCGTACCCGTGCCAACAGCAAGCAAGCCGAAGTGCTCCGGATGCTGCAACGCCCAGAGGGCGCAACCATCGGCCAGATTTGCACCGCCACCGGCTGGCAGGCCCATACGGTGCGCGGCACCTTCGCCGGAGCGTTCAAGAAGAAGCTTGGCCTGGCCATCGTGTCGGACAAGCCGCAGGGCGGCGAGCGGGTCTACCGCATCGCCTGATCAGCAAGATCGATCAAGAGGCCAAGCTCGAGTGCATGACTGAATCAGTCGGACACGGCATCAAACGCTTGGCTTGTGCCCACAGTAGCGCGGTAATGCAGTCATCGCAACGCAGCAAGGAAAGGACAGCAAAATGACCATCTACTACAAGAAATTCTCCGAAGCCCGCAAGAACTGCGCCCCCGGCTACACCACTCTGTACTGCGCCAAGATGAACGCCTACTACAACGGGTTCGCGTTTTGATGCGCACCACCACGCCAATCCCCGTCACCCAGAACGAAACCTGGGGCTTTTACGGCGCGATGTCGGAGCAGGCCAGCAACGCCTGGCCGCAGGCGTGCACCGTCATCTCGAACGCCACCGGCCAGTCCCTCGACTCGGTGCGTGCTTTCCTCGACAGCCGCTTTGGTCGGCACTTTGCCGACGACGTGCACAACGCGCTGGACGAGGGCAAGACCCTGCAGGACGCCATCCACGCGGCAACAGGGCGCTGGATGGGCTGGACGATTGGACGCCAGACCAGCAAGCAATACGGCATCCCCGTTGGGCTGCCCTACCTGACCGGCTTTGTGATTTACGCCACCGTCATGGAAGACATCGACGACTGATCGAACGCCGCGCCATCCCCTTCGCGGGTGGCCTGCTTGCCGGTGAACTCCTCCCACCTGCGCACAATCACGTCGACGTACTTGGGGTCGAGTTCGATCAGTCGCGCCACGCGGCCTGACTTCTCTGCGGCGACCAAGGTCGTGCCGGAACCCCCGAAGGGATCGAGCACCACATTGCCGGGTCGGCTCGAATTGCGGATCGCACGTTCGACCAGTTCCACCGGCTTCATCGTCGGGTGCAGGTCGTTCTTCTGCGGCTTCTTGATCGCCCAGACGTCGCCCTGATCACGGTCGCCGCACCAGTGGCGTGTCGCACCCTCGGGCCATCCGTACAGGATCGGCTCGTACTGGCGCTGGTAGTCGGCGTGGCCCAGCGTGAAGGTGTTCTTGGCCCAGATGATGAAGGTCGACCACTTGCCACCGGCGGCGCGGAAGGCGGCCTGCAGCACATCCAGTTCGCTCGACGACATCGCCACGTACATCCCGCCCCGGCAATGCGCCACGGTGGGGGTCAGCGCCGCCAGCAGGAAGTCGTAGAACCCGTCGCCCAGGTTGTCGTTCAGGATCGCGCGATCCTTGCCTCGCATTTTGTCCTTCGCGCTGTTGGCGTAGTTCACGTTGTAGGGCGGGTCGGTAAAGACCATGTCCGCCACGCCGCCCTGCATCAGACGGTCGTAGCTCTCGGCTACGGTCGCGTCGCCGCACAGCAGCCGGTGCGGGCCCATGACCCAGACATCGCCCGGGCGCGAGATCGGCGTCTCGCAGACTTCTGGCACCGCATCCTCATCGGTCTGACCCTCGTTGTTCGGCTCGTCGCCCGCGATCAGTTCGGCCAGGGCGTCGGCGTCGAATCCGGTGATGTCGAGGTCGAAGCCGTCCAGCTGCAAGGCTTCCAGTTCGATCCGCAACATCGCGTCGTCCCAGCCTGCGTTCTCGGCGATGCGGTTGTCCGCAATGACCAGGGCGCGGCGTTGGGTCGGGCTCAGGTGATCGAGTACGACCACGGGCACGATCTCCAGCCCGAGTTTCTGGGCGGCAGCCAGCCGACCGTGTCCAGCGACGATGATGCCGTCACTGCCTGCAAGGATCGGATTGGTGAAGCCAAATTCGGCAATCGATGCGGCGATCTGCGCCACTTGCTCCTCGGAGTGGGTTCGCGCATTGCGTGCATAGGGCAGCAGTTTGGCGGTTGGCCACTGTTCGATCTTGTCGGCCAGCCAGTTCATGCCAGCACCTCATCATCAACGGTGGTGGCGCGCTCGGCGGCAACCTGTTCGAACGATTGACCTGTTGCCAGCAGCGTGACCGGCACGCCAGGGTGGTTCTGCTGAAAGCGCTTGATGGCCACATCCACGTACTCCGGTGCGATCTCCATGCTGCGGCAGACGCGACCCGTGCGCTCGGCGGCCAGCATCGTGGTGCCGCTGCCGCCGAAGGGTTCGAACACGATGTCGCCCGCGTCCGTGTAGGCCTCGATCACGAACTCCGGCAGCGCGACCGGGAACACGGCGGGGTGGTCGATGTCCTGACCGATCTTGCCCTTGTGGCGCATCACGCGGATCACGCTGTCGGGAATACGCGTGTCCTGTGTCGGCAGGCCCTTGTGCGTCCAGCCGCCGACTTCGCCGTCCTTGCCGCGCATCGCGGTGGACGACCCGTCTGCGCGCAGGTGCGATTCCTGCCCAGCGTGCTTGCAGGGCACGATCTTGTTCGGCTTGCGGGCCTCAAAGTTGAAGTGGAAGACGAACTCGAAGCTCGGCGCGAATCGACCCGCCCAGTCACCGGGCATCCCCGGCCCCTGATCCCAGACGTACCAGGCGAAACGCCGCCAGCCCTGGCTGCGCATCCAGCCGAGCCACGCGTCCCAATACGGGATCACTTCGTTGTCGCGGTGGATGAGGCCAAGGTTGACCAGCACCTGACCGTCTCCAGCCATCGGCAAATGGGCAAACACACCGCGCATCAGGCCATCCCAATCCTTGACACCGCCGCTGGTGTAGTCGCGCTGGTTGCCGTAGGGCGGCGAGGTGAAGCACAGCTGCGCGGCATCACCCTGCATCAGCTTGGCGACAACGGCTGGGTCGGCGGCGTCGCCACAAATCAGGCGGTGCGAGCCGATGGCCCAGACATCGCCGGGGCGCGACACCGCCACGGCGGGCGTGTCCGGCACGTCATCCGCTGCGTCCGGTTCGTCGACGTCCGGCTCTGCCTTGGCATCGGCGTCGGTCACCTCACCGGTGAGCAGCGCCTCGATCTCGGCATCCTCGAAACCCGTCAGGGCAAGGTCGTATCCCGCGTCGGACAGCTCGGCCAGTTCGAGCGCCAACATCTCCGCAACCCAGCCAGCGTCAAGCGCCAAGCGGTTGTCGGCGATCACCAGCGCGCGTTTTTGCGCGACAGTCAAATGGGCCAGTTCGATCACCGGCACCTGATCGAGCCCCAGCTTGCGGGCAGCAGCCAGACGCCCGTGGCCCGCGATGATGCCGTTGTCGCCATCAACCAGAACCGGGTTTGTCCAGCCGTATTCGACGATGCTGGCGGCGATCTTGGCGATCTGCGCATCGGAATGCGTGCGAGGATTGCGGGCGTAGGGAATCAGCGCCTCGACCTTGCGGTACTCGACGTTGAGCGTGTTCAAAGAGGATGTCCTGAAAGTAGAAAACCCGCCGACGAAGCCGTGGGCGGGTTTTGGGGGTTAGTGCGAACTGGCGGGTGCGAACTGCGAACCGTGCGAACCTTGGTTCGCACCCTGACGCTAAAAAAGCGCCGCGCTCGCGCCCCCCGCATTGCACTTTCGGGAGGAAGGACCCGTCGCGATCGCGTCGGTCTGCCCCAAGTCAACTCTGTCCAGAAGATAGCTCGAATACTACGGGCAACCGGGGTGATTTGTTGCATGAGGAAAAGTCGCTCATGCCATCGCACACCATCTGGCTCGCGACTGCTCGCGCCAAAACACGCTAATTCACGACGAACGAGCAACCCCATTGAGCCTGTCGGCCACGAGCTGCAGTGCGCGCTGCCACCGCCGCCATGCCGTCGTTCGATCGCAGGCAAACCGCGTCGAGATGTCGCGCCAGCCGTATCGCTTGGCACGCATCCAGATCAGGTGCCGCTCCTCGACCTCGAGCCAGAGCACCCAGCGCATCGTCTCCAGCATCTGCTCCACCGCTTCGGGGCTTGGAGGGAAGGGTCGGTAGACCGGCTCGTCGGCCGAGAAGAGTTCCCACTGCTGGCGAACAATCTGTGGCCAGGTGTTGAAGTAGCCTTGCACGCGCACGGGCGGCAGACGTCGTCCGGTGGTTGCGGCATCCTCGAAGCGTGCTGCGACGTCCTCGATGGTCCACAGGGTGGCGGTCCTAGTCACGGCGGCGTCCTCCCACTCCGTACAAGCGCTCGCCGATGCGGCGAACGAACTCGCGCTCGACGAAGTCCAGACGGTCGTCGGACTCCTTGACCACCAGGATGTGCTGCTCGCGCCAGCCCTGCTGCTTGACGGCCTCTACGTCGGTGGTCTCGGGCTGCAGGCGTCCGAGGGGGCAACGGTAGGAGGGGGTGTGCATCTTCATCTCACACCTCCTGCGTCTCGATCGCCCAATGCAGGATGGCGAGCGCATCGGCTTCGTTGTCGTCACCGGGACGGTGGCCACGTTGGGTGACCGACGCGATCATCTCGTCCTTGCCGGCGTTGCCTTTGCCGGTCGCGTGCTTCTTGATCGTCCCCACGGGCACGCCCTGGTACGGGATGCCGTGGTGCTCGCACCAAGCCGTGAGGTGGCCCATGAAGCCGCCGTAGGCGTGCGCGGCATCCACGCCCGCATGCCGACGGACTTCCTCGAAGTACACCGCGTTGATGTGGTCGCAAGCCGTGAGCAGTTCGGCCAGCCAACGCTTGAAGCGCAGGAAGCGCATGCCCCCGCCCTCGAACCGCTGCGGCTTGAACTGCTCGGTGCCACTCGTGATCGTTCCGTCCAGGTGCAGCAGTGCCCAACCGGTACGGGTGCCCAGATCGAGGGCCAGGATCGTCGTATTCATCTCTTGCTCCATTTCTGGGGCGAGTGACGGATGTGACGGGTTTGCCGGTTACCTCTCTATCGTGTGCGTACGCGCACGCGTAAGGGGTTAATCAGTAGACCTGTCAAATCCGTCACTCGACCCCGTATCAGTCGTCTCGGTAGGGATAGCCGCCCCCGTAAGGCTTCGGACGCAGGCTGATGCCAGCCAGCGCCCGCGCACCCCCGGTCAAGCGGCACTTCTCGAACTTGCGTGTGGCCATGAGTTCAGCGAAGCGCTTGACAGAGCCGACGTACTCGCCGGCCCGCTCTGCCCATTCACGCCAGTCGGTGAACAACTCCGACACGCCCTCGCGGTGGCTCTTGGAGAGCAGGCAACGCTCCTCGATCCACTGACCCAGTGCGTCCTCGGCCTCGAAGTACTCCTCGGTGGCAGACACCACGCACGGCGGCGGCTGCAGCCCGTCGCGCTGCCACGCGAGGCAGCCGTCGATCGCCCAGGCCAGGATCCCGTCCCGTTCGGCCAGCAGGCGCTCCGTGAGTTGGCCGTCGCGCTTCTCGGGCGGCACCGTCACCGTGAACGGGATCAGGTGGAGGCGGCGCTTCATGGCTTCGTCCACGTTGCGGATCGATGGCTTGTGGTTGCCAGCGATCACCAACTTGAACTGCGGGAAGTACTCGAAGAAGTCCTGCCGCATGAAGCGCGCCGACACCTTGTCGCCGCCGGTGATGGCCTTGACCTTGGACTCGTTCCAGCGCCGCCCCTGTTCGGTTTCGATCGATGCCACGAAGCGCGCGCCGCGCAGTCCGGCGAGGTCGGTCGGGTGCCGATCGCCGCGTGCCTCCATGAACGTGTCCATCGGCGCGCTGGTGGCGTAGTCCCCCAGGATCGTGGCCAGCGTGTTCACGAACACCGACTTGCCGTTGGCGCCCGTGCCGTAGAGGAAGAACAGCGCGTGCGCGCTGGTGGCGCCGGTCAGGCAGTAGCCGACCATGCGCTGCAGGTAGGCCTGCAAGTCCTGGTCGCCCCCGGTCACGTCGTCGAGGAACGAGCGCCAGCGCGGGCAGTCCCCTCGCGGTGTGGCCGTCGCCAACTTCGTCATCCGATCGGCGCGGTCGTGCAGACGCAGCCGACCGGTGCGCAGATCGACCACCCCGCCCGGCGTGTTCAACGCAAAGAGATCCGCGTCCCACTCCTCGGACGTTGACGAGTGACGACGGTCGGAGCGCGCCAGCCGATCCACGCCGCCCACGGTGCCGCTGGCCAGCAGCTTCGCCGCCAGTCGGTGCGAGTCGACCTTGAGCGCCGCCTCCCGGCAGATGGAGCGGATCAGGTGGTGCGACAGCAGGGTCTCGTCGGGCTGCCAGCGGCTGCCTGTCCACACCAGCCACTTGCCCCACGCCGCGCAGTACCGCCAGTCGTCGGCATAGCGCGAGGTGAAGGCCAGCGCCAAGGCATCGTCCGTCGCCCAGACCGTGGCTTCCTGCGAGCGCGCGGTGTTCAACGGCTTGATGCACATGCGTGGGCCGCAGGCGATGAACCCCTGGATGTCGAACCCTTCGTTGATGGCATCCGCCGCGTCCCAGCCGTCCGGCTTGTCGTCGGGTGGGAGCAACACGTCACAGGACGCGGCGCCCACCGTCAGGAGCGCCTGCGCAGCCGACATGGCGTACTCCCAGCCCGGCTTGTCGCGGTCGGGCCACACAAGGACGGCCTTGCCCTGCAGCGGGGTCCAGTCGGTCTTGTCCACTGGCGCGTTGGCGCCGTGCATGGCCGTGGTCGCCACGACGCCCGCACCGATCAAGGCCTGCGCGCACTTCTCACCTTCGGTCAGGACCACCGTCTCGGCCGCCACCAGTCCGGGCTGATTAAACAGGGGCCGGGGTTCGGGCGGCGCCATCTTGCGGCGCTTGGCATCCCAAGGGCGGAACTCCTTCTTCCGTCCAGGCGGGTCGTAGCGATAGACGACCGCGATCAACTGTCCGGCGGCATCGAGGTAGTCCCACTTGGCAGTGGCCGGACCGAGGTCATCGACCAGAGCCTCCTTCTTGACCTTGCGGGTCGGCGTAGCCGGGGCGCGGCCGACCAGGTCACCGGCGTACTGCAGGACTTTCGGGAAATCCTGCGTCACGTTCACGCCGAGGTAGGCCGCCAGCAGGCCGAAGATGTCGCCACCATCGCCGGTCGCACGGTCGGTCCACAGTCCTGCCTTCTCGCCGTCGAGCACGACCTCGAGACTGTCGCCGGGGCTACCCAATGCGTCGCCGATCAGGAACTTGCCCCGGCGCTTCTTGCCCGCGGGGAACATGGCAAACAGCACCGATTCCAAGCGCGCGAGCAGGTCTGCACGCACAGCATCGCGTTCCGGCGTCACCGTCACCTCGTGAAGCGGCTCGATCTCATTGAAGTCCAGCATCGGCGCCCTCTCCGGTGGCCTCGACGCTCACCTGCGTCTGCTGGGCGTTGATCCAGTCCGCGAGTTCGTTCAACTTGAAGCGCACGAGCTTTCCGACCAGGTAATGGGGCAGGCCGAGCCGGTGACGTACCTTGGGTTGGGTGAGCCAGTGCATGGGCAGGTTCAGGCACAACGCCGCCTCGCGTGCGTTGACCAGACGCTCGCCAAGCACCTGGGCCAGCGGTGAATTGCTCATGGTGTGTTTCTCCAGCACCGGTCCTGCCATTGGCACATCCGGCATTCGAAGTGGGTGGAATCGTTGAACCCGCGCGGCAGCAGTTCGTCGGCGTCGGTTGCTGAGATCACCTTGACCGCGCGGTCCGACATGCGCTGCGCCAGTGCGGCATCGAAGGGCACCAGCTCCGCGTAGATCTCCATCGTGTCAGCATTGATCGCCGTGAAAAGCGCAGGGTGCTCGTGCAGTTCGAGATAGGCCTGGTAGACCGCCACCTGGGCCGCGTAGATCGGCTTGGCCACGGCCAGACGGTTCTTCTCGAGCTCGCGCCAGGACTTCGAGCCGAGGCACTTGTTCTCCCAGAGCGCCGGGTATCCGCAGCCCTGCCCCAGGTCCGGACCGTCGACGACCACGCCGTCGATATGCCCTTGCAGCCGTCCATCGACGGCAACGAAGCCAAACTGCTCACCGTTGGCGTTGCGCGTGCGCAGGTCGAACCCCGCGTCGCGCAGCCAGGTCACCGCACAGTCCTCGATGACGTGGCCGCGTTCAAAGATGCGAAGCAGCCGCCCATCAGGGTCACGTCCAGGATCAACCGGGGCTTGTGCGAACTCGTACTGCAGCGCGCGCTCGCACGCCATGCCCAGGCGCGAGCCGCCAAGATAGCCACGCGGTGTCTGCCGAGCGCGAGCGTGCTGCATGCCCGCGTCCACGAGAGCGGTGACCTGACCCGACAGGCTGGCCGAGGAGTTGAAGTCGATCATGGTTTCCCCCCTTCGGCGACCGCCCAAGGCAAGTCGTCTTCCATGTCGGCGAAGGGGCTCGCCAGCGGATCGGCCGTCGGCGGCATACCGCGCACGGTCGGGAACTTGCTCGCCTCGTGGTGCTCGACCATAGACTCGGTGTAGCAGGTGACGATGGCATCGATCACCTGCATCGCCTCAGCTTCGGAGTACTCACCCAGCGGCTTGGCAAAGCCGATCTCGCCCGCCACCTCACCGAAAGCCTTGAGGCACTTCTTCATCGCGGCCAGTTCGACATCAGACGGATCGATCATGGCGACCTCCGTCTTGTCGATGCGGCCTTCCTTGGCGCGCAGCCAGTTGCGGTACAGCGCATGGAACGCGTCCTGGCAACGGCGCGAGCAGAACACCCAGTCGATGGGGTAGCGCCGAGGATCGCCCACACCGTGTCGGTTGTCGGTGTGGCCGAATCCCCGCGCCTGACGTTCGCAGACCCAGCATTTCACGCGTCCCCCTCATTGAGCCCAGGCGGGTTTGCCCGGGATGGCAGGACGCGCGGCTTGCGGCGCCGGGGCGGAAACACGCGACCGCGCAGTGGGCACGGCAGCGCCGGGCGCGCCACCGATGGCCTGCAGGTAGTCGGGCTGGTCGGGCTCGACGGCCATCTTCACGACGTTACGCAGTTCGCCTCGGCCGTCCTTCTCGACGTCGATGCGCGCGACGAACTCCAGGCCGTCGAGCTCGTGGAAGCCCTGAATGCGGCGGGCAGCCGCGGCCTGGGGCGAGTTGTCCTGCGGGCGAACGTTGCGCGCGCTGTTGAGTGCGGCACGGAGGAAGGCCCGCCCCATATTGGCCCACGCCGGCCCCTTCGGACTGTGCAAGCCGATGTTAGACCACAGCTTGCGGCGTGCGTACTCACCCTCCAGCACGACGAACTCGCAGGCCAGGTAGACCGATCCGGTCTCGAAGCTCTGCGTGGCGTAACCGCCGGTCCAGCCCTGGGCCGCGTCGTCGTGGCCACCGGGCTTGATCGTCATGCGCACGCGGGCGACGGTGCCTTTGGGGATGAGGTCGAAGCTCTGCTGCTGTTCGGCGTCGTTGAAATCGTGCCAGTTGGACATGGCTTACTCCTTGGATGTCTGGGGTTGGGTGGCGGCGGCGCATTTGGCGATCAGCGCGCGCAGGTCGGGCGGCTCCAGCAGCTCGAGCTGGCCGGAGCGGTCTTTGGCCGGGTAGCCGTAGGGATTGAGCGTGTGGCAAACAAAGGCACGGTAGGCGCTGCCGTCCTCGGCCTTGATCTCGGCCAGCGTCACCACCTCGTCGACGATCCCCGGCAGCTCGGCCGCCGTCTTGGCACCCTCGATTTGCGGGGCGTACACCTTGCGGTTGAAGTCGTCGACACGCTCGTCGAGGATGGCGACGAAGACGACGTGCTTGCCCCGCGCGTGCTGCAAGTGTGTGAGCGCGGTCAGCATCTCGGTGCCGAGCAAGCCATAGGCGCCGCGCGTGTCTGGCTTGCCGGTACGCTCTGAGATCGCCTGCGGCTGGGTCTTGGCCCAGATGAGCGCCAGCCGCGCGAGCACGGTGATGCTGTCGACGAAGTAGCAGTCGTACTTCGCCAGTTGCGCCGGGTCGCCGTAGCGCTCGCACACGTGCCGGTAGTGCGCCTCCGAGAACAGCGCCTCGGCCGGCAACGCCGGGTTCGGGCCAGCCAGGAAGACGACCAGGTCGCGGAACTCGGGCCAGGTGGTCGGCCGCACGCAGTCGCCGCGCCAGTCCTTCACCGCGAGGTCCCCGGCTTCCAGGTCGACGAACAGCGTCGAGGCCTCGGGCAGGGTCTTGATCTGGCTGGTCTTGCCGATGCCGCTCTTGCCCAGCAGCACCAGCTTGACGCCCTGCTTCTCGCGCAGCCGCTGGTCGGCGGTGATGATGGGAAGGGCCATCACGCCACCTCCTTCAGCAGTTCGGCGACCGCGGGGTTCCAGAGGATCTGGTAGCCGCTGTGGCCGTTGCGGGAGTAAGGCATCGCCTCAGCCCAGGCTTCGCCGGCCTCGGTCAGTTCCCACTCGTCGCGCTCGTTGCGCAGCTGCAGGCCCCGTGCCGCGAGTCGCTGGTTGGTCGCCCGGGCGGTGATGCCGAGCAGCTTGCCGAGCTGGATCGCGTTGAGCGAGCACGTCGGCTCGTTGGCGGCAGGCAGTGCTCGACGCAGCGTCTCGACCGAGAGCCCGGTGTTCTCGTGGATGCAGGTCAGCGTCGCGGCCATCGCGATGCCGGGCTTCACGCCCGGGACCTTCGCTACCGCCTCGCCGATCAGCAGGAGGGAGGCGACGCGGTCGTGGGTTGGCGCGGGCAGCGCCAGCGGCCCGCCGCGCCCAGCGTAGGCGCCGGTCTTGCGGATGGCCGGCAGCACCTCGCTGGTCACCCAGCGCTTGAAGCGCTTGGCCTCGGGCTTTCGGCTCTTGAGGATCGCGGAGTACAGGCCGGACTCGTTGATGACCAGCATCTCCTGGTCGCCCGATGGGGTACGCACAATCTGCGTACCCTTCTCGTCATCATCGAGCGAGCGGGTCATGTCGCTGGCCATGCGGTATTCGAGGGACTGGGCGACATCCGCCGCGACGAACCACGGTTCGCCCTGGGTATCGGTGACGACCCGGACCGGACGGCCTTCGAAATCAAACGGAATCAGTTCGGTGCTCAT